CTAAAATTAAAACAATGGCAAGAACAAAAACAATTACTAAAAGAAAATCAGAAAACGTAAGAACTATTGAGACATCTTTAATTAATAAAGAAGAAGTATTTAAAATGTTAGCTTTATCAGAAGCTACTGGATTACCTTGTTTGTTAGTAGGTCCTCCAGGTGTAGGTAAAACTAAAACTATTATTGAGTATGCAAAAGCATGGCTTAATAAAGATGGTCAAATGTCTGCAGAAGATTTTGCTAATAAACTTTATATACTAGAAACAGACGAGGGAACTAAAGCATCAGAAATTAAGGGTATGCCAGATCTTGGTAAATTATTCACTGAAAATAAATACGAACTTCAAGCTCCTATTGCAGAAGCAGAAATTGTAATTATTAATGAAGTGGATAAAGCTAGCTCTGCTATTAGAAATGCAATGCTAGGTGTAATGAATGAAAGATTTTTATTTAACGGTAAATCTAAAATACCTTGTAAATGGAAATTATTTATTGCCACTTGTAATGAAATTCCTAAAGATGAAGTAAACTCTCCTTTCTGGGATAGATTTATTCTTAAAATGAGTGTAAGTAGAGTATCAGCTGGTGAGATAAGCAAATATTATCAAAAAGGTAGTAGAGATTATCGTGAAAAATTTGATATTTGTATCCCTACAAAAGATGAAATTAATACTGTAGAATTACCTGTTAACAAATTAGAGAAATATCTAGAAGTTGGTTATCAACAAAGTTCAGATAGAACTCTAACATTTGTACCTATGCTTACCAAAGCAGTGAGTTATATATGGGATGTAAGTGTTGATAAAGCACTTGTAAAAACAGCTCAAATTATGATTAATCAAACTGCAGGATCTGAGTTACAAAATAAACTTATGAATGCAGAAATGAAAGCTGTTATGAGTAAGGTTGAATTATTAGGTAGTTATAATAATTCTGAGCAACTTGAACTTGCAATTGCAGAGATTGAAAGTTTGATTAATGCCTACGCAACAAGAGGTCAGCTTGATGAAACTCAAGTGCAAGAAATTGAAATGACTATGAGTTATACTTTATCTACTCATCCTTATTACAAATCAATAAGAACAGAAGACGCTGAATTTGATATGTTAGTATCAAATGAATTAATAGAAGAAGTAGGTAAGGCAGAAGTGAATGCTCAATACGACAATGTTTAGTCTTGCATAAATTGCGGGGTGGTTTTCTAGCCACCCTTATATTTTTAATTTAAAAATTATTAATTATGTCAAAAAAATCTGGAGGACGTCAATATAAAAACGTCTATACAATATTAGAAAAAGTTAAAAAAGGTGAAATAGAAACTTTTTATGATAAAAATGATAGTTTATTTTCAAGACTTGATTTTTATAAAAGACCTGATTTAGCAAAACCATATCTGCATTATTTAGATGAAAGTAGATTAGATGATGCTGTAAAAGCACATTTATGGAATGAAAAAGTCTTAAGAAAAATGTATGACGAAATAAAACATAAAATACAAGGAGTTGATAGAAGTACATTTACAGCAAAATTCTATGATAATGTAAGAAAAGTTCCTGATCATATGAGTTATGATATATTTAAATTATATTATAACAAAATGGAAAGACTTGAGTTTAGCGAAAGAACTAAAGAAAATGCAGGTAAATACAAATTTTTAGAAAGAGCTAATAGTCCTGTTGGTAAAATTATGACAGAAGGTTCAAATTTAAAATCTGCAATATTTACCAGAAACATTTTATTTCATTTTATTCTTAGTCTTACAATACAACAATTGAGAGATAAAGATGATCAATTAGATATGGATGATTTATTAAATAATCCAAACTTTGATTCATCAACTTCTGATGTTCATGACAAACTTGATTCTACACTTTCACAAGAATCTTTAGAAAAAGCTTTACAAGAATCAACGGAGTTATGTAAATCTTTAGATGAAGTGACAGATAATGAAACACAACAAATGCTTTATGAAACTGTCAATGATTCAAAAGATGGAGCAGATAAATTATCTGTAGAGTATATTAAAAAGGCATCAGAAAGTTTAAAAACAATTAAAATGTCAATGTCTTCTTTAAAAGACAGAATTAAAAAGTTGATGGATAAAACCACTTCTTATTTTTCTGCTAAAAAAGAAGACATAATAGAAGATATATTTAATTCTGATAATATTGCAGGAATTGATGATTACATTTCTTTACATCCAAAACTTCGTAAAATTCTTATTGAAGATGTAGTTGTTAAAGAAACAAAGTCTATAGGAAAGATAGATATTTATATAGACATATCTGGCTCTATGACTTCTAGATTAAATAGAAAGGATGATGCTGAAAATAGTATATCAAGAATAGATTTTGCAAAATCATTTGCTTTAAAAATGCAAGATCAGGATTTACTAAATGATGTTTATATATTTGATACAAGAGTAAAAAAATATAAAAAAGATGAATTTAGTTTAGCTGTTCTTGACGCAAATGGTGGCACTAATATTACCAAAGTGATTGAAAATATAAAACTTAAAGGTAATAATGCTTTAATTATCACAGATGCTGAAGATTATTGTGGATTATATTCTGAGAAAGCATTTTTTATTGGTGTAGAAGGTGCAAGATTTCATCATTTTGAACCAAAAACTAGACATAGATATATTAACAACGGTCAAATAATAGTATTTGATGGCGTTAAAACATTTAATGTCAATGAAGAGGGTTATGTAATTAAATGATAATAAGGCCCCTCAATAAAAAGGGGCCTTTTATTTTCTCTGGCGAATGTTACAGAACATAACATTCTATGCAATTAACCAGAATATAGGGAAGGATTAGCGACCTTGTCCTCTGTATTTGGACACTTTCTTGCATTTAGGACCACGTGATTTAGCAGCTTTGCCACCTTTACGTGAACCAAATGTAATTTTTCTAGAGTCTGCGGATTTTACTTTTGCCATTATTTTAATTTTTAATATGCTGTTACAGGAATACTTTGTGAGAAGTCAGAGACTATTGATCCATTTTCATCACATTCAATATAAACTCTTACATAATATGTACTATTAAATGGAATTCCTACTGCTCCCCAATCAAAGAAATAATTACCTTGACAAGCTATTTGTGGACCATTTGAAAAGTTTATATTATCAGTAGAGTATTGAATTATTATACTTGAACATACTAAACAATCAATTCCTGTTCCATATCCAAATTCTAATAATGATCCACCATCTCCACTTCCAGAAGAATTCCACACTACAGCTGGAGTACAACAAGTACCATTAACAGTAGTAGTGGTAGTTGTATTATTTATAGTTGTGGTAGTAGTAGTAGTTGTATTATTACCTGATTCTTCACAACATATACTAGTAGAAACTTCTAACCATGTTGCAGAACTATCTGGATAATTCCGATTAGTAATAATTAAACTACCAGGTATTATTTCTCCTTCTTTGGTATACTTAATAAATGCTCTTCGACTATCTATAGATTTTCCAATTGGTTCTATAACTAATGTTGTAGGACAACACAAGTCTACTGGAACCTCTTTCCAAGTAGAAGGTCCATTAGGATAAGATCCATTAGTTAGGATCAAGCTTCCAGGTACAATTTTTCCTTGTTTGCTGTATCTTACAAATGCGCGTCTTTTAGACATAATAATTAATTTTAATTGTTAAATAGAGGTAAGATTAAGGTGCGTTAGTATTTCTATTTATTCTTCCTATTTTTACAACATTATTTTCACAAAACACTGTAAATCCATTATCAAATAATCTATCATAAATATCGTATTTATCATTTTCTGAAATAGATAACCCACTTAAAAATGTTGCTAATGCTTGAACATCAGATATTCCTGTTGAAGAAATTCCATGTTCTATAATTCCCCTTCCTAAAACATCATTAAAACGCGTTGGAAAGTTTAATAATAAATTTTGCACTCCTGTTGTAAAGGAAGGAAAATTTGTAACTATATTATAATTTGTAGGAGTGCTAAATGCTTGTACATTATTATTCATCCATGTTGTTCCACATTCAACTGTTGTTTGAGATTCAAGAAATTGAATTGTTTCATATAGTATACCGTAAGATTGTCCTTGTTTTAAAGCTGCTGAAAAACAACAAGGAGTAATTCCTTCTTCAAAATATGCTTCAACATATCCATTATATTTCTCAATATTAAAAAATCCATAAAATTTAGGACTTGTACATGTAGGACAACATACTTCAGAAGATGGAAGTGTCACTTGCCAATCTAAAAAAGTATTTATCACACTAGTCCATGGTTCCCAGTTATTTTCTGGTTTTTGCTTATATTCAGTAACTTTATTTAAAAAATATTCTAAATAATTTATGTTAACACATTCTGGTTGAGAGCAGGGATTATCACAACATAAATCTGCTGAAACCTCATTCCACTTAGCAGGACCTTGTGGATAAGTACCATTAGTCACTACTAAACTACCAGGAACTATCTTTCCCTGTTTAGAATATCTTACGAATGCACGTTTTTTTGACATGATTTTTTTATTTATTTAAATTTATTAAGCAGCAAGTCCAAAACACTGTCCTAATCCGTATATACGATATGCATTTCCATTTACGTAAACAAGTCCACCGTTAAATTCAACCAAAACATTATTTACTTTAATTCCTAAAATTCTAAAACCACCAGATATACTGCCAATATTTCCAAAAGTTACTTGCTTCCATTGACCAAGCCCATAATTAGCTGGTAATGATAATGTATTAATAACATATTCATCAATAGAATTTTTACAGTTATTTATACCAGATCCTGCATATGCTTGTATATACACTTTAAAATTTAATACCTCACTTACTGTGCCATCAATGATTCTTGCTTTTAAGTACATTGGAGCTGTTTCAACAGCAGGTAAAGCAATAATTGGATCCTCATTAGATGGAAAAGATTGTATGACTAATTCTATTGTAGCATCATAAGGATATAAAGTAGTTGTTGTAGTAGTTGCACTATCAGGAAATGCAGGACCAATTGAAAATCCTAAATTTCTTGGAATAAATTCACCTCCTCTAATCATTTCATCAACAACACATCCATCCATATTACAATTTACTGTATAACGCCCGAATTCATCTTCAACTAAATTAAATTCTCCATACCAACTTTGATAAGTTGTAGGCATTCCTGTAATATTTCCGTTATCAAAAAGAGCTGAATCATCATAAGCCACAGGTCCTCCTATATTTAACATCATAATCCTAAATATAGCAAAAGCCATTTGGTCGCATGTATAAACATTATCTCCTACTACAGGTATAACACCTGGTGGAGATATCACTTGAAATGGTACTTCCATATTGATATCCATATCTTGTACATACTGTTGAATTTGCATATATGTATAATCAAAATTTAATTGTGAATCACATATAACTGAATTAACGTATATCTTAGCAAAATCCCTAATTTCTAATAAAGTATTTTCTCTATATGGATAATCACAATAATATTGTAAAGATGCCGAAAGTTGAACATTGTTTCCACAATTACAATTACCAACACCTTGAGGATTTTCACAACATATATCATATGGAATTTCTTGCCATACAGCAGGTCCTTCTGGATGCGATCCGTTTGTAATTACCAAACTTCCTGGTACTATTTTTCCATTTTTTGTAAATCTTACAAATGCACGTTTTTTTGACATATTATTTTATTTAAAAGTTTATTATTATGGTACAGGATTACTAGGTTGACCAAGAGCAATTTCTTGTATTACATAATCATCTCCTGCTGTGATTGTTCCATCTTCACATTCTACATCCACTTTAAAGTAATAAGTATTTCCAATAATTACATTTGTACCTATTAAATTAAAATAATAAGGAACAGTGTTACCTGAATCATATGGTATTGGTCCAATACTTGTATAGTTTACACCATCACTTGAATATTTAAATATAAAATTTGCTGGCTCTTGACATGGATTACTAGTCCTAAAAATATCAAAAATCATATATTTTTCAGTGGCACTAAAATCATAAGGTCCCTCATATTCTAAAACATGAGGACAACAAGGAGGAGGTGGAGGAGCTCCATTAGACAAAACAAGATCATCTCTTGTGCAACTAGTATTATTTAATATTTGATCAGCTATACAACCTTTAAGTTCTAATGTAATAATACTTTCCTCTTCATTATTTTCAGCAGCATCTAGTGAAAAATGTCCTATCCAACTATCATATTCTGAAGGAGGAAATACTGTTGCTGGAGTTAAAAGACCAAGTGGTACTGACTCATAAGGAAGAATTCCTCCAATTTGTGTCATCCATGACTGAAAAACTAAAAATGACATTTCTTTACAACTCAAACTTCTTTCAACAGCTCCAGTAGGTGGTAATTCATCTGGAGAAGGTAATGCAGGTACAGCACCAAGACTAAAACCAAATCTCAAAAAGGGATCACAACCTTCTGCAAATATTCCAGCGTTATCTGAATAGTCATAAATATTGTCAACATATGGATTTGCACAATACCAATTGAGATTAGTTTGTAAAATAACATTTGGTCCACAACATCCACTTCCATTATCATCATCACAACATTTATCACATGTTATTTCTCTCCATATCGCTGGTCCATCAGGATGTGTACCATCTGTTATTACCAAACTACCAGGAACTAATTTTCCAGCTTTGGTGTATCTTACGAATGCTCTTTTTTTAGACATAAATTAAGGTTTAGAAAAATAATAAATAATATCAAATATAATAAATAGGAATGCAGGAATACTAGCTCCTATTACTGTAAATTTTAAATCTCTCCAATCAAACACTGTTTCTTTCACTCTATCATCATATATCTCTTTTACTACTCCTGTACTTGCAGCAGCAATAAAAGCTACAATAGATGATACCCATTGTGCAAATAAGAAATTTGCAAGTATGAATATAAATAACCAAATAAGCATTCCTGCCCAGAAATGCATTTCATCATCAAGTTTTTTAAATCTAATTTTAAACATATTAATATCCTACTATTTTTCTAATTTGTAAACTATCATTTTGTATTTGTGTACATCCATTTGTCAATGGTCCTATCCACCAAATACCAGGTTTATAATATGAAATTCCCATTATTGGAGCATTAGAGCTAGTACCTCCATTAAAGTATTCACGAACATATTGACAACTATCATTATATTCTGACTGATGATACAACCCAAAATTATGTCCTACCTCATGTGAACATGCTTCAGCAATTGACTTTTGACGATAGTTTAATGCTCTGCTAAATACAAAACTTGGAACATCTTCTCCCCATGTAAAAGATCCTATCCAAGCAACTCCACCTGCACAAGCCGTGATACCACAATAAAATTCCCAATCTTGAGTGATAACCACTCTTTGTCTTCTAAGTATAGAGGCTGCTTCATACACTGTAGAATCTGTTGTCACTATTATATTACTAAATTGTTCATAGTCCTTACTTACAGAATCTATAATATTATTAATTTCTACAGGTCCTAAACCAGAACTAGTCACTGTAAATGGAATTCCTTTATTCCAATACATAGTATTTACATAGTCACCATCAAAATCCAAAAAGATTGTCCATTTACCATAAGGAATAGGTTTTGGTGGTTCTGGGTAAGGAAATACATCACAAGCATCTCCTATACCATCCCCATCACTATCTAGTTGATCAGGATTGTATGTAACATCACAATTGTCATCTCTATCGGGAATATCATCTTTATCACTATCTCGACCTCCACCTACACCTTTTCTATAAGCTATCTCCTGATCTTTTGAAGACATTCTAGCAGTTACATTATAATTACCTTGTAAAAAATCACATTTTTCAAAATATTTATTTTTTATTTTATTTTCATTTATTTCTTTATTACAATTGCTTATTAATAAAAATAATAATAATAAAATTATAAAATATAATAAATAATTTTTCATAGTTTTTCTTTTAAACTATTATCCTAGTAATTCTGTAATTTTAGCTATAACATCAGAATCAGTCCATTGACCAATAGCATCATAAGCTGCTCCTTCCCATAAGTTAAATACACCTAGTTCTTGTGTAAATGCTCTTACAGTTTTTCTTTCAGGATTGTCTACTACTTCTATAACAGTAATTTCATCCACTGTTCTTTTTAATTCTTTAACTACTACTACTTCTTTTGGAGTTTGAAATGTAATTTTCATTTTTGTTTTGTTTTATTATTAAAAAATTAATTAAAGTCTAACACCTTCAATAGCAAAGGTGGTTTGGTTATAATATAAATAAGTGTTTCCTGCTACAGCACCATTACCAATTGTAATAGCTGTTGTAGCAGCTGATCTATCAGTATAAGAAGGAAGTGAACTATTAGAAATAATAGTCATTCCTGACATTGCATTTCCATTTCCAGCACTAGTACCGATAGCAATAACATTAAAACCAGTAGAATTAAAACCAGCTTGATTACCAATAAAATTACACCCACCAGCATTTACAGAAAACTTACCTGCATAACTTCCTATAAAATTTGAATTACCACAATTAATAGTTTGAGCACCAGCCTCTCTACCTATAAAGTTAGAAGAACTAGTATCACTAGCTACTGCTCCTGCACCTAAACCAATAAAATTAGCAGCGTCTGCAAAATTTGCAACTCTACCAGCAAAATTACCTAAAAAATTACAATAACTAATATTAGTTGCAAAAGCTCCAGCCTCCGCACCTATAAAATTAGATTCGTATCCTTGAGTTACATCTTTACCTGCTTGTTTACCAAAAAAATTTGAATTATATGCATTACTAGCATTCTTACCTGCTTCAAAACCCATGAAATTTGAGTTACTCGCGGCTGAAGCATTAAATCCAGCATCTACTCCTAAAAATATACCATCATTTGTACTAAATCCACTTGTAGCTGGATTAGTAGAATATAAAGATGTTCCTTGTGTAGAAATAGATATTGCAGGTTTATTTAATATTTGATTATTACCACTTGTAGAATTCCAATTTATAGGTTGTTGAACAACTGGATTACCTACACCTAAATTAGTCCAATATAAAGTACTTGTGGGTAGTATTGAATCATTAGAAGCAATACATCTATAAATATTACCATTATAGTAAACTACATCCCCAATTACATATTGATTACCATTTGCATTAATATGATCAGTTGTAAAAGGTAGTGCTGTTAATAATGAATTAATAGTCCATGTTCTATCTGAACTTAAATCTTGAGTGACACCGTTAAATGTTAAATTTCTACTAAGAGGTACGCCACCACCTCCACCACCACTTCCTTGATCTATTTTACAACAAATAGTTTTTACTTGTTTGTTAATATTATTTATTAATTCGTAAAGTCCTGCTGCCATGTTATTTAAATTTTAAAATTTTATATTGGTGTTACACAAAGTTCAATTTGTCCTTGATCTAGTGTAATTGTTCCATTGTTATAAGAACTTCTTAATGCAGTTGTAGCTGAACACCATGTAGAATTTTCTAACGATTCTGGTATGATGACTCCATTATTAAAAGTGGTATCTATAAGATTTTGAGCTGTCCACACTTGATTTCCTATCTTTACAGTGATGTAACTTCTTGAATTACCAATATAGTGTGGCAGTATTGGATTTTGATTGCTTGTAGTTCCATCAGGTAGAGATGCTTCAGGTGATAATGGAACTACAGGTCTCACTAAACGAATAGAATTACCATCTTGTGAATATGTATAAAATCTTATTATATTACTATTGCTGGATGCCAAAAATCTTCTCCAAGGTAAGCCTGGAACATATTCTCCAGTGCTCCAATAATGACTTGTAAAACCAAGTGCTGAAAAACCATCACAATCATCACGTCTTCCACCAGGAATTGCATTCCAATTAAATTCATTTGTTGCTCCTGTATTTGGTGCTTGCCAAAGTCCATTATTAATTGTAAAGGGTGCGGTGCATATAGATTTTAATTTACCTCCTGCTATTGTGCTTTGAGGACCATCCTCTACATTAGGATTATGAGAGGGATCTAAAAATCCAATTAAATTATTCCAATCTTCTTCTGAAGGTACTCTCCATTGATTTCTTTCATCACCATAAGGTTGTGAAGTGTTAACAATACCTCCAACATTTCTGCCTCCATTTGTTTGACCACCACCACCAAAGATTGCAAACCAATTATACAAATAACCATATCCTTCATACGTTAACCCGCAAATTGATGAACTACAAGGTATATAAACAGTAGTAGTACTTGTAGTAGTTACAGGTTCACAACAAAGTTTTTTATTTAACTTAGTTGTAAGCTTTAACGTTTCTTGTAATAAATCGTATATACCTTGTGCCATAATTTTTATCCTACTTGATTAACAGTAATAATTACAGATGGAATTGCTGGATGTATTGCAGACGCATTTTCTCTTTCTAAAATAATATTAGCATTGTTTGTACTCCACATTATTTGAAAATAATCTCCAGCATTTGCGCTAACAAAAAAGTTCCAAGCTGATACAACATATGGACTATTTGTATTAACGGTAACTCTTGTACTACTATCTGGAACAGGATTACCATTTTTAGCAAGCCATATATCAACCACTGTACCAGAACCACCACCACCTGTATTATGAAATTGTGCAGAAAAAGCAATATTGTATTTTCCTGCATTTGCCATAGTTATTCTAGATCCACTTACAACCGATATACCACTTTGAAAATCTGTAGTGTTTAAAGTCATTGGAAGTGTACCATTTGCTGTATTAATTTGGTCTACAGTACTATAATAACTACCATAAGCACCAAAACCACCAGGTGCACCATCTTCACCAGGATCTCCTTTGTCACCTTTATCACCTTTAAGAGTTTGAATCTTACAACACAAATCTTTGATTTGTTTGTTTATTCCTGTTATTATATCATATAGCGATTGAGACATTACTTAATTTTTCAATCTTTTTTAATATTTGTTGTCCAATCTGTTTTTTACTTTTTTTACCCATTAAATGAGTATATCCAAGTTCTTTAGATATTTTATCAAAATCATCATTTGGAAACAATAATGTAGGTTTAACATCTAAATGTTCAAGACACATCGCTAAATACATTTGTTCAGTGAGTACTGAATAAGCCCAAGTTATATCCAATGAATCTGTTTTAAAAAAAGTTTCATTATCCTTATGAAATATTAAATCAAAAATGTTATCTACACAGAATTTTAAAATGTTCATATCATTACCTCCAAATACTCCAGCATTATATGCAAACATTACTTTTTCATCAAATAAAGGTTTGTATTTACATTTTTTTACAAAATTATCATAATCATAACTACCTCTAATACAATGCTCACCTTCTTTATTTTGAAATATTGTTTCACCTTTTAAAATTTCTTGTGGTAATTTTTTAAATAAAAATACATCATAATCTATATGAAGAAATGGTTCATTTTTTTTAATAATTTGTTTATAAGCATATAATTTACTTATAGCCCAAATTCTCCAATAATCATTGTTAATATTCTCTTCAAACAACTCTATAGAAGTATATGGAAGATCGCCTAAATATTCTTTTCCTTTTGGTGTAGTTATTAAATGTATATTTCCATGGCTTTTAAGTGCTGCTAAAACACTTAGTTTATGCATGTTATATGTGTCAACATCCATAGATCTCCAACCACCTTCCCAATATGAGTGATATATTTTCAAAATAAAATTATTTAAGATTCATTATCAGATATAATACCATTAGGTTCTAATCTTATTTTTCTAACATTTGTAGGTTGAGAATTATACGCTGGACGTCTAGCTTGTACTAAACGTTTTTTAAGTATTCTTACAACACTCACCTTGTTTCCTTGATTACCTCCAAGTACATGATATGCTGTAGCATCTTCTCCTACATAAAAACCAACGTGCCCCCCTGATTTTCTTGTAAATGTAAGAATGTCGCCTAACATAGGTTCTGTTACTCTTACACCAAAATTATTCCAATTAAGAGCCCATAGAGGTTGGTCTACAACAGGTCTAACTGCTCTATGTATAACAATAGCAGCATACAATCCACACCAAGGAATAGAATCAGCTGTATATACTTTCTCTAATCCAAGTTCTTTAGCCCATCCCATAATAACAGGATTGTTAATATTTCCTACACTTTCTGTAACACCAAAAAGCTCAACAGCTTTTAATAGATGTCGAGGCGCAGGTTCTTGAGCTAACCATTGATATGCTTTAGGTAAGTTCATTATTTCTTAGGTTTAGGTCTAGGAAGAGTAGTAGGTCTACTAACTCCTTTAGGTTTACCACAACCACATCCATAAATTGCTGTACTTTGTATCATAGTTTTAGGTTTTTAATTTTCAGGATTAGGTAATGCTGGACATCCTGTATAGGCAATCATTGATAATACACCATTAGGACATATTAAATTTGCTAAATATCCATCCATTTCTAATGTTACAACTTCTCCATCAATACTCCATGTTCCAACCCAAGAATAACAAGAAAGAATTATGTTATTATAAAATGATAGCATGTTTATTGGTAATGGGACTGCAGTACAAAAAGTAGCTGATGATACTTCAAAACCTAACGGTTGTTCATTACAATAAAATACAATAACAGGATTACATCCAGTTTCAGCTGTAAATCCAGAAGCTGTTAAAGTAACTGAAGGTAAGTTACATTCACTACCATTTTCACAACATTGATCCACTGTAACCTCTTGCCAAAGAGAAGATTTATCTGGATATCCACCGTTTGTAGTGATAATAAGCGAACCAGGAACTATCTCTCCTGATTTTGTATAACGTACAAATGCTCTTTTTTTAGACATAACAATTAATTTTATTCCTCTGGAGGAGGAACTTGTGCATTTGATTGATTATCAACCTTTTTGTTAATCATAGCTGAATATGTAGTTAAAGATAAAAGAGCTGCTATAAGAGCAGCTTCAAGTCCAAGTAACATAGCAACATCAGCATACGATTTACCCATTTCCCATCTATGTATAATATGTGAGGTGTTCCTCACTAAATCTATAGAAAAAACTAATGCTAGCACTCGCCTTATAGAAAGTTTATTATTGTTTCCTAGCCATATAGGTTCTATATATTTAAATACTTTTTTCATGCTAACAAATCTTCCCTTGAATCGGGTGATAAACGCTTCTTGCGATTTTCTAATAAACAACACGTATATAAATCTAGTAATTTACTATTAGACTCATTAGGTACACTTTTTTTTTCAATCAAACTTGTTGACGTATGTAGTTGATATACAACGCGTTCTAAATTATCAATTCTAGTTTTGTCAATATTTGACTGAGCCATTAGCTTTTTAACATCAGACTTTATCTCTCTTATGTCTTGCCATATGTACGTACCAAATGTGGTAAGTAACACTGGAAAAAGCCATGCTTTTATTTGATCTACAACTGATGTCTTTTTTGCTACCATTTCAATAAATTATAAGTGTGTGTTTACATAAATTGTTTGTTGGTTTTGTGTTAATATCTTATCTTTACAAATACACTACTCTGTACAATATAATATACTAAATTTTTATGGAATTTTTATTGTTAACTTTTAAAATTTAAGAAAATGAGCGATTATGAAGAAAAACTAGAAAGAAAACTTATTCAGCAGTTTAAAAAACTTTTTGAAAACAAAATGGGGTATGAACCCATAATTATTACAAAAAACTTTAAAGAATTAGGTCCAGATAGCATTATTCCTAGAGGAATTACATATGTAAGTTTAAATGTATTAAAAGATTGGTTTGATGAACTATTACCTACAGTTAACGGTAAAATTTTAAGTCTTGACTCAAATAGAAGATATAGAGAAATTGTAGAACTCAGGATGTTTTTCTGTTATATAGCAAAATCTTTAGGATATTCTCTAGCTGCAATAGGTAGACATCTTGGAAGTAGAGATCATACAACTATTATACATAATTTAACAGCATTTAGAAATAGAATGGAAACAGATCCATGTTTTCATGAAAGATATAAATTAGTTTTAAATCACATAAGAGAAAAATCTAAAAATGACACAGAACTTTTGGAATGTAGCAATCAGACACAGGATAACGATGAATCAACTTTATTTTCTTGATTGCTGTAGGTATAGAATTCAACCTGATAGTCTTATAAATAAAAATGCTGAAGCATCTATATGTCAAGCAAAAGGTCTTATTGATGATCAAAATAACTTGAGTGAGCGAGCTTTATCAATTTTAGATGAATTAGATACATATATAGTAAAAACTAAGAAAAAAGTCGCAGCATCTGTACTAGGTGAAGATTTTATGGGGAAAATTAAAGAATATAGAGAAATATTTCCTCCTAAAAGATTACCATCTGGAGAACTTGCTAGACAAACTGTAAATGAATTAAAAGATAAATTTATATGGTTTTTTAAGACATATCCTGAATTTAATTGGGAACTTGTTCTTGATGCCACTGATTATTATGTAGCTAGGTATGCAAAAACAGACTATCTCTATATGCAAACTAGTAGCTATTTTATTAAGAAAAAGAATCAAGATAACACTTTTACATCAAAACTAGCTGATACCTGTCAGCAATTATTAGACAACCCAAATATTGTTAACGAATTAAATGAATCGTAATGGAAATGACAAACGACTTTGAAAAATTTTATAAAGAATGTGATGTATTAAAAGAAATACGTGAACATTCTATAATACTACAAGATGACAAACCATCTATAAGAGTGATAAAAGATGAATCTTTTGAAGATGTAATTAAACTTTTGATGTTAAAATCTTTTGCAAAAGGTGCTGAATTTTCTTTGCAAATGATGAAAAAAATTACTAAATTTGATGAAAAATTAGCTCAGGCATGATTAAGAATGACTTAAGACCAGGGGATGCCAGATTTATTCATGAAATATACGAAGAAGGTCTTCAGTACATTAAAGATAGAAAAGATGGTAGAATTAAGTCGTTTAAAACACCATGGATTGGACTTAATGAAGCTACTCTTAATGGCTTAGAATGGGGATCTCTTCTTACTATAGGAGCTAGACCAGGTCAAGGTAAAACATTAATGGTTGGTCAAATACTAAGAGAAAGTTATAAACAAAACCCAGATCAGCATTTTAATATTTTAGAATTTCAATTTGAAATGGGTCCCAAGCAATCTGCATCAAGAGAGTTTGCTGCACAAGTAGCTTTAGACTATAATCAAGTGTTAAGTACAAAAGAACAGCTTAGTGATTTTGCTGTACAACATTTAGAGAAATTTACAAAACATTCAAGAGAATTAGCAAGTAAAGGAGTGTTTAGACTTCAAATTAATAAACCTTGTAATTGGAAACAAATACGAGAATATGTTCATTATTACTATGATGATATGGGGTCTAAACCTTTGTTAGTTACTATTGATCATAGTTGGCTTATTAAACAAGCAAGCGATGAAAAAGAAAAGTTAAACACTCTTTATAACACAGTAGAAATGCTTATGAATTTAAAAAACGAGCTTCCTATTATTGTTATAATGATTACACAGCTAAACAGAACTCTTGATGAGGCATCAAGAAAAACTCCTGGAACTATTGCAAACTATCCCACTAGCTCTGATATATTTGGTGGTGATGCGTTAATGCAAGGTTCAGACGCAGTTATTGCAATGGCAAGACCTGGGATTAATGGAATAAAGCAGTATGGTCCTGACAAACTTCCAACTGATCCCAACTTGATATATATTCATCCTTTAAAACTCAGAAACTCAAAAAATGAAAATGAACTCCTTTACATGAAAGCTGAATTTAATTTACAGCGATTAATAGAAATTCCTAAACCAGTTTCTTCAGGATCAAGTGCATATGTCATGAGATCACAAAGACCATCTGCAGACGTTGGTTCAGAAATTTAAAATTTAAATTTAATATTATGTCTTTAGAAAGAGAAACCTTGCTACAAGAAGCAAGAACCTACCACAAAGATCTAATTAAAGATCTTCAAATTGATGAAAAAGATTTTACCATAAAGAAAGTGTTTAGGCACGAAGGTAAAATCGTAGTTCCTATTATGGGATATGAATTTACAAAACCAAAAGGTTTATATTTCGAAATAGCCACTAATGACTATAAAGGTTTTGCAGGTGAAGATAGAACAGTTTATAGACTTCCTAATTCAGAAAAGGAAGAAGCTATTCCAGATCCTGTATATGCAGATAGATATTTAGTACCTTTAGAAGTTTTACGAGTGGTTAATCCTCACTCTGTAGCAATTAGTAAATCAGCCGCTGCTACTAGTAGTGATGATGTGTTAAAAAAATATAAATCTGAATCTTCTCCCACATCTGTTAAAATATTTAGTACAAAGCCAGTAGATGATGCTCCTTATACTGATATGACTATTAGAGATTACATTACTATACATACAGGCAAACCTGTTAGTAGTAAACAATGGCTTAATGATCTTATAAAAACAATATAAATATGGGACAAGGAATATTAATTATTGCAGAAAGTGGAGCAGGTAAATCTACAAGCATTGAAGCTTTAGATCCAAAAGAAACATTCATTATTAATGTAGCAAACAAAGCTCTTCCTTTTAAAGGATGGAGAAAAAAGTATACAACATGGAGTAAGGAAAATGTATCAGGCAATCTTTTTGATAAAGCCACTCCAGATAGTATTGAAGCTTGTTTACGTTATGTAAGTGAAAAGCGTCCAGAAATCAAAAATGTCGTTATTGATGATTTTCAATACATGAGCAGTTTTGAATTCTTTGACAAGGTAGATGAAAAAGGCTATGAAAAGTTTACAAAGATTGGTGCTCATCTTGCGCGTGTTGCTAGATTACCAAAAGATTTAAGAGATGATCTTATGGTATTTATTCTTACACATGCTGAAGAATCCACTGATATGGAGGGTAAACGCAAGTTTAAAGCCAAAACAATAGGAAGAATGGTTGATGAAAAATTAACTCTTGAAGGATTATTTTCTATCGTTCTCTTTGGTAAAGTAAAGAAAAACAAAGAAGGCGTTATACGTTATGTATTTGAAACACAAACCAATGGTGAAAACACTTGTAAATCACCACGAGGAATGTTTGATACATTAGAAATCGAAAATAATTTGCAAATTGTTAGAGATGCAATCATCAATTACGAAAATTAATTCTATATTTACATTTTAAAACTCAAATTTTATGTTTAGTACAAAAGGACAAGAAGTAAAAGCAGGATCTGGAATTACCAAATCCTTACAACCAGGTGTAGTATTAGCACACATTTATGACGCAAAAATTAAGTCATCAGAAAGAACAGGTAAAAAAATGTTAGAATTCATTTTAGAAGGTCCTACTCTTCCTGCACCATTTGAAGGATGGGCTGTTGATAAAGACAATCAAGATGGTCCTAAATTTAAAGGTCAATCTTCGCGTGTTGGAGCAACTATTTGGACTGATAAGTATAATGAAGATGATATCAACAAAAACGATATTCTTAATCGTATTGTAGTTGTTGGTCAAAAACTTGGACTTAAAGATAAACTTGATAATATTTCAGAAGAAAATCAAATCACTTCTATTGAGCAGTGGGTTGAAAAAGCTGTTGAAATATTAAAAGGTCACGATCTTTATTGGTTCTTAAAAGGTACAGAAGAGGAATACAATGGTAAAACTATTGTAAAACTTTCTTTACCTAAATATAAGTTTTGTGGCAATCTTTCAACTGAATTAGATATTTTTGATAAAAATAATCAATATCACTTCAAACCCTTGGCACAGGCAGGTTCTGTAAAAAGTTTTGAAGCTGCTGGTAACGATTTTGATCTATAGTTTAGAAGAAAACCAACCCATACCTTTCGGTGCGAAAATAGGGAGTGTTTCTACACTCCCTTTAATTTTTAGCTTATGTTTAGAATTAGAAATTTAGTACACGATATAAAAGATGTTCCAGATACATGGATATTTGAACATTATTGTAAATTAAATCAAAAGCTTGAAGGTCAGGATGTTAAGATTAAGTCCATGTTTAATCAAGAACGCACTCCCAGCATGTGCATTTTTTATACCAAACAGTATAATACTTATAGGTATAAAGATTTTTCATCTGGAAAGTATGGATCTGCAATAGATCTTGTTAAAGAAATACATGGATTAAAATATCATCAAGCATGTCAGAAAGTAATAGAAGAATATAATGACTGTATTATTAAGAATGGTTGTGGATATGAATCTAAAGAATTTAAACAATTTTCTAAATTTAAAGTGACTGAATTTGTTAAACGGGATTGGACAACAAAAGATCAATATTATTGGACACAATTTAATATTGGATCTAAACTTTTAGAAGAACATTGTGTTTTTCCATTGGAAAAATATGTTATGACAAAAGATGTTGATGTAATTGAAGTTAAAGGAAGTTACATTTATGGTTATTTTAAAAAAGATGGCACTCTTTATAAGATATACCAACCAAAGAATTTAGATAAAAAGTTTATAAATATTAAGAGTCATATACAAGGTGTAGAGCAATGCAAACCTCCATATAAACATTTAATTATTACATCTAGTTTAAAAGATGCGATGTCTTTAAAATCATTAAAGCTAAGTAATATAAATGTTGTTGCAGCAGCTTCTGAAAATTCTATGCTACCATCTTCTGATATAGAATGTTGGCAAAATGAATATGAAAACATTATATTAATTTTTGACAATGATGACCCTGGCATTGAAGCAATGAAAAAATATCAGGAAAAGTATAGTTTTATTAAAACAGCTTTGTTACCTTTGAGCAAGGACATCTCTGATAGTATTAGAGATTGTGGAGCAAAAAAAGTGAGAGACTATATTGTTCCTATATTAAACAAGAAAATAAATGAAACGCAAGAAGACATATAATAAACCTAGAAAAGTAAAAGCTGTCACTCCTAAGCCAAGAAATGCTGGGACGATGACAGAATCAGCTTTTTGGAGTTTTATTAGAAGTGCACTTAGACAAAAGTCTAGATGGTGGAAACCTATAACTCAGTGTAAAATAAAATCACGTAGAACTTATAAGGGTCCAAATAAAAGACAGAAGTTTGAGTATCAGTGTAATGAGTGTAAACAATGGCATCCTGAAAAGAATATCAATGTTGATCACATCATTCCTGCTGGTACATTAAAGTGTGCTAATGATCTTCCTGGGTTTGTAGAACGATTATTCTGTGAAGCAGACAATTTGCAAGTGCTTTGTAGTAGTTGTCATGATGTTAAAACTAAAAATGAAAAAAATGGCATTTGAA